AAATAATGAATAGCTCATAATCATTAGGTCTATCGGATGTTCCTGAGTCAAACTCAATGAATGAAAGCCTCCGGCTAAACTCTATCGCATAACCTTCTGCTATAAGGTCTGTTCTTATATCCAATTTAGCAGATGAGTTTTCAACCATTGCCTTATTAGCTATAAAATAATTTCTATCAGTGTGAATTGCCCAAACTCCAGAAACTGAAATATTTTTCCATTTATCAGTAAAGCCAAGGTTTACATTATTCACTAAAGTTTCACTCTTAGCCATCTGCCTTACTGTACCAACATTATCAAAGCTTTGGCTTATGCTGTTTTGGTAGAAGTATTCCCTAGGCTCTACTCTAATCTTCCACTCTGTTCCTGTCCATTCGAATGCCCAGCCTAGGCAGAAAACCTTATCTAGGTCTTCAAAAATCTTTTTAAATGATGTCCGTAGGGCATAAGGGTCTTCTGTTGGCTCTTCTGGGTCGCATAGGTTAAGAGCATTAAGTGTAGGAGCATTTCTAATCCTTAGTCCATTTGTTATGGCATTATTCCAATAGCACCCATCAAGGTCTTTACTAAAGGCATCAGAAAGCAACATGTTATTGCTGCCAGTTAGCTTGTAAATAATTCGGTTTAGGAAGTTTTCAACTCTTAAGGTGTCGGCAAATGAGGCATAAGTTCCTGAGTTAATTTCACTCAAGCTAAGACAAACATCCTCAATGTAAATGCCCAAGGCTCTAGTTATTCCAGGGTCAGGAGGCGTAACTCCAACTTGAATATTTCCTCCTCCTCCCCACTGAATGAAAATTAAAACCCTGTCATCAGGATTAAGAGTTACAGCCTGATTGGCAACAAAGTCAAATTGAACATAAACTAAAGGATCAGATACAGTGTTTACTGCGCTTGTGCCAAGATAATATCTTTGAGTTTCACTTCCTCCATTGGCTGCATCACCATTAGTAACTTGAAGAGATAAGATTACATCAGCTGAGTCTGGGTCAATTAGGTTAGTGTCATATTGTGTCCAGATAAATGCTCCTTTGACTCTCATGTTAAAGTTGATAGTCCTTTGGTAGGTAGCATTATTTTTAAATGTCACATTTGAAGGTGTCCATAAAGTACCAACAGGGTCAAATGTGCTTCCAAAAATTCCTGAAAAGTCTGTATTATTATAATAAGCAGGAATAACGCTGGCAAAGTTCTCTAAAATCCAGCCATTGGCATTGTTTCGGTAAATCTCCGACCAGATAGGTATGGGTGTCTCATTAACTCTATCACTAGCAGTGGCAGTAAGGTATAGGTCTTGCTTGTGTAGCCTAATGTTGTCATAGGTTATTGGGTCAATGGCATTGCCATCCAGGTCTAATGGAGTAGTAATGTCAATCTCTATGTCCTGCCTTGCTTTAAATTTCTCCCTGAAGTCATCATCAATAATTCCTACAGTTATTTCCCAGCTGTCAGTATCACAAACATTTAACTCTTCATAAATTGCTAAGTTTAGGAAGCCATCAAATTGATAAGGTGAACCATTGTAGGCTACATCAGATGTTATAGTGATTGCAATGCTTGTATTGATAAAGTACTGATCGTATAGGTTTTTAATCAGCTTTGCTCCTTTACCATAAAACTTAACCTCTGTGCTGAATGGCTGGTCAATACCATGACTTTCCATCCTGATGGCTGTGAACTCAATGCCATCCCAGCCTATAGGCTCTTCGACCTCAGTGCCATTCAAGTAAAATTTCCATCCTGCCATAGGGCAAAGGTAAAAAGAAAAAGCCCCTGTATAACAGAGGCACTTTCGCAATCTAAACCAATTAGAAATGACATCAGCTTCTGAACCGATTGTTGAGGATTTTTGTAGTCCTCCGTTCGGTGCGAATATACTTCTCAAAACCTTTCTCATCCATATTGAGCTGAGTAATGGGTAGCCCTTTCAAGATGCTACCTAGCTCATCCAGCTTACCATACATTGGATTGCTGGCCTGAGACCCTCCGTTATACCTGGAGGCATAGAACAGCTCCTGCTTGCTCAATGCATGGTTAGGAATTACCTGAGAGCCTTTAGGTAGATCAACTAGAGTGGCAGTCGGTGGAGTAAAGTACACCTTGCCTGAGGCAGTCACTACCTTCTCAACACCTCGCTCACCTACCATTGCTCTACCTCCCTCAAATGCCTTGCCCTTAGTACCCTCTGCAAACTCAGGCACAGGCTGAGCTAAGATAAATCCAGTTTGAGTAGCTGCTAATGCTGCTACTAATGCTGCTAATGGAGGAGCAGATACAGCATACTTAATAATTTCAGGAGCAGCTGAGAAAAGCACATTAGCCACAGCCTGAAGTTGATTAGCTCTGAATTGCTTAGTTTTAATGTCTTTCTCTTCTTCTCTTTTCTTTTCCTCTATCTGAGTGATTTTTTGCTGATTGCCATCAGCCAGCCTAATTTCTTCATCATATCTGCGCTGAAGTAGGGTCAATTCATTACTTAGATTACGCTGGTAAAGGTCAAATCCCCCATTAAGAATTTCCTGACCTAATTGTAATGCCTTTGCTTTAATCTCTTCCTTAATCTTAGCAGCTTCTTCTTCCTTTTTAATCTGATTTTTTAGATCTTCCTCATAAGCCTGCTGCCATTGCTTCATCTGGCCTAACCTATTGTCATACCTCTTCTTCTCCTCCTCCTCTTCACTCTTGGTAATGTCTTTTTGAAACTTCTCAATTGCACTTTTTGGCTTTAAAAATAGCTTATCATAGGCTTTTTCGTATTCCTGAACTGACTTCTCAGCTGTCAGCTTAGCTATTGCTACTTCCTGCTCACTAATGCCTATGCCTCGCTTTTGGAAGTCTTCTTTAATCTTGGCTACCTTCTGCTGGTAGATAACCTCTTGAGCCAATGCAGCCTCTTTGCCAGCACCCTGAAGTTCTAATATTAAGGTCTGCTGCTCCTGCTCCATCTTAGCCAACTTGAGCTGAGCCTGGTACTGTTCTCGTACTTGCTTCAAAGGGTCTTCAGCCTTAGTCTTCTTAGCCTTATCTAGTTTCGGCTTATCAGCCTCTTCAGCTTTTTTCTTGAGGTCAGCTCTAGCCTTTATCTCCTCTCTAATAGCCCCATTGACTCCATCAAGTGCAGCCTTTTGCTCTTTGGCTGCCTTAATGTCTCTACCAACTGTTACGCTTCTGACTCCCTCAACTACTTTAAGATCAAGTAAGCCAAGAGTTCCAACCTTTACAGCCAAGTTCCACTTATTAAGTGACTTACTTGTCTTATCGTACTCAGTTGCTACTGTATTAAGTGACTTGAGCTTCTCATTGTTTTTCTTGAGTTCAGCTGCTAATTGCTCATCGGTAAGCTTATTTAATCTGGTCTTTGCACCTTTATAGGCACTGACTTCCATGTCTGCAAATGTTTTAGCATCGGATTTTCCAATCTTAAAAATTGAATTAATGCCATTCATGAAGTCAGAGGTAAGCTCAAGAGCAGCCTGCAGTGTTGGCCCGAGCAATGTGCCTATCTGATTAAGGAAGTTATCCCATGCATCGCCTAGGTTATTGACCTTGCCTCCTAATGTTTCACTAATTGCTGCTGATGCACCAGCTACTCCTTCATAATCTCCTAGGCTGACTAGATAGTCTCTGATAGCCTCATTAGTAAACTTAGTCTGAGTCTCTACTCCTTTAAAGCTGAATGTAACTTGATCGCCTGACTTGCTGGCCCTAACCCCGAACTCCTTTAGCCTTTCAAACTCTCCGGTTTGGGCATCTATTATTGCTTCTGCTAATTGGTCAAATGACTTACCGGTAGATGATGCTAAGTCACCAAGCTTACGCATCTGAGTGACATTAGGAGTAAAGCCCTGGTTAGCCAGCTTCACAAAGGATGCTGTCAATTCCTGCACCGAAAAGGGTGTAGTCTTTGCGAACTCCTTAATGCTTTCCAGAGCAACATTAGCAGCTGCTCCGCTGCCTAATGTGTTCTTAAGCACCGAACCCATTTTTTCAAACTCAGCAGTTACCTTAAAGACTGACTGAGCAAATCCAATGACAGCCTGAATGCTGAATGCTCCTGCTATAGCCGGGCCAATCGGGCCAAGGTTCTTCAGGAATCCATCAATACCACCGCCAGCCTGCTTGAATGCTCCTGACATCTTACTGCCTGCATCAGAAGCATTAGAGCTGGTCTTGTTTAGTTCTGAATTGAACTTCTTCAGCTCTTTAATTGCATCCTGCTCTTCTGCTGTGATTTTGTCAAACCCCTGCTGAGCCTTGGATAGCTCAGTGGTATCTATGACATACCTAATCTTAATGTCATTGCTGGAAATAGCCATGTGCTTAATGTTTGCCTCAAAGATAGGAATAAAAAAAGCCACCCGATTGGATGGCTCTTTTCTTCATGAGAACAAACAAATCTAACCCTTTACTCTGTTTCTCTTTTTCTTCAAGTCGCTAATATAGGCATTATAAATTAAGTAGTACTCGTAAACTGGCCTTTCGACCAGGTGCTTAATTTCTCTAAGATTTCCACCTGTGATTGCAAACTGCTCATCAAATCGCTGTCTGTGTTGTCTAATGACTGAAGTGTAATAATGTGCTTCAGGTTGTTTAGGTTTTCCAGAGTTTCGGCTTGCAAATAGGTCGGGAAATTCAGACTCAATTCGGTCAAAGAGGGCAAGTAAGCGTACTCTGGGAGCTTCAAAAAAAAACCCTGAACATCATTGTGCTTCATCCAATGCTCCATCTTAGCCTTATTGTATGGGTGCTGATAGTCAAGAGGGTTTTCTTCCTCATCAAAGTAGATGACTGTTGCCAGCTTCAGCTGCCTGACCATGCTCATGCTGATGTCAAGCTGCTCCTTGAGCCTTGATGCTAGTATGCCTATCTCATAGAGCTTCTTCTCATCCTTCTTCTTGCGGTCAGTGATTAAGTTGATTAGGCCATTATTCCAGCCCCTGAGGAAGTCAGGGTTAATCTGCCAGAGTTCTTCTGTGAAGATATCCCGGGCAGCTATTGCCCTCTGGAATGGCACATTGACTTCTGTAGTGAACTTGAAGTAGTTAATGCCACCGGAGGTGAAGGCAAACTCAATTTGATCCCACCGTTCCTTCGGTGCTACTCCCCTGTAAAGTATTCTGCCTGCTTCTCCTTTAGGAGCAGCTTCTTCTGGAGTCGGTTCAGCAACAGGAGGCACAGATGGTTTGCGCCTAAGAAAATTAAACATAAGTAGAAAGGGTAATTAAAGATACAATAGCTAATGACCAGGTACTGCCAAGCACCAGAGCAGAATGGGCATTCACCCAGCGGCTTTGCCCAGTTCATGGGCAGCTTCTGGATTTGGCAGAGATACCACTGACCAAGTGGGTGATCCTCCAAGAGATAGTCCAGAAACAACGAGAAGGATGCGCTGAGTGCAGCTATGAGCAGCAACATCAGTAGGCTCTGCATCGTGTGGTAATTCGATAATGCAGCAGCCTCTACGCTTGCCACCGCAGCTAGATTCAATGTCATAGTTCAAGGGTGTCATTATTAATTGCGTTTATAGATAGTATGTTAAACTCATTGTTGGTGTAGGCCACTTGAAAGGTCAGGCAGATGCTGTCATGTATCTTACCATCAAGAGCCATGAAGTCAATGACCTGGTGAGTGTCCGGCTCAATGAAGCCTATGCTGTACTGCCCTCCGTAAGGGTTCAGGAAGCCCTCTGGTAAACCCTCCATGTCAAGCTCAACAAAGCCATCAATGCCAACACTAAGCAGCTGCTGAATGGCTACATTAACCCCGGGCTTCACAATGTCAACCAGCACCGAATCATAGCCTATGGGTGCATAGATGTAGACAGCATCTGGGCAGCTATTGAATGGCTGACAGATAGGGTAGCAATCATTGCAGCATAGTGCCATACTTTTCTAGATTAAAGTTGCTGGTTATCTCGGCAAAGTTAGAGAAAATAAAATACCGGAAGGCATCCAGAGCATGAGACTTGTCTGGGTTCTTGTTCTTCCAGCTGTCAAGGCTACCTTGCCTGTCTACCTTTGCCTCTTTAAGGTCAGTCACCAGAGCAGGGCAGGCTTTCTCACTTATCGTGATCTTGGCCTTCTGAAACATGAGGATAGTGATGAGCCTGCTGGCAATGTGGCTAGGGTTACTCTTAGGCACTTGCAGCTGCATGTCTACTAGGTTCAAGTAGTTCTTGATGATTAAGTAGGCACTGATGTTGCCTTGGGTAAAGGCATTGCGTGCAGCACCGGAGGCATCACCATTGATGACATACATCATGTCTGGGTACTCTTGTTTGATGGTCTGACAGAGTGTGGATAGGTCACCTATGCGGTAAGTCTTAAGCACATTGATGGTAGCATAATTAGCTGACTCACTGCCGTACTTGATGTACTGACAAGCTACGCAGGTATTAGTGACATTGAAGTCAAAGGCTAGGTAGAGTGGATATGCTGGGTTTGCCTTGATGTAGCCACCAAACACATGCTTAGAGTAGTCAAAGGTGTAGGCAAAGAGACTCTCTCTATCCCAGACTCCCCACTGCCCTAGGGCATAGACTTCATAGTAGGTCTGGTTGACTGTCTTGAGTGCTTCCATCCTTGTGACATACTCATCATCAAGGAAGTTCAGAGCATCTCTGTAAGTTCCATGCAGCCTGAGTATCTGGTTCTGTTCCTTCTCAGGCACATCATCAAAAAACCTTTTCTTTATCCAATGGCTGTCAGAGACAGGGTTAAAGGTCAGAAAGAAACGCTTTGGATGCTCGGACTTACCCCTTAATCGAAGGGTTATCTGAGTAAAGTCCTCAAGAGTCAGTTCAGTGGCCTCCTCTATCCAGATGTACTTAGCCTGGCTAAGTGACTTCAGCTTCTCAGGATCATCACAGCCAAGAAACACTATGCGATTAGTGCCAGACTGAAGCTCAAGGTAGCCTGTCTTAGCCTTGACCACTTTGTCAAAGCCCCATTGGCTAATCTTATTGCGGAAGTCAGCAAAGACTGAGTTTCTCAGAGTAGCTGCTACTTTTCGGATGACAAAGTAAGTCTGGTATTGGTTGGCCTTGTTGTCAATAATCTCGCTCAAGAAAATCTGAATCATTGTCTGACTCTTGCCAGAGCCAGCCCCACCCCATAGGATGTTGTAAGTCTTAGGCTCAACCAGAGCAGGCAGATACTTCTGACTCCACAGCTCACCGCTGGATAGGTCATACAAAGCCATTACTCAGCCTCAGGCTTTCGTAAGACTTTCGGCAGGATTACTTCATTAACCTGCATGTTGACCTGCTCCTGGTTCATCAGGCCAAGGTCTCTGGCTATTATGTTGTGATTGAATAGGCCACTTGCAGCACCTTCCAGCTTGCTTGTGTAGATTGCTTGCTCTATGCGTGTAAAGACTTTTGCGAAGCCTTCTGACTTTTGCTTATAAACTGATAGGTTGCCCCATGAGCAAAATCCACAAGCAAGGGCAAAACCTTCTTTAGTCAGCAGCCTTTTCTTAGGCAGTCTCACCTCAGTTGCATCCTTGCCCCTGAAGTCTACCTCTATGAGAGGATTCTCATCTGCCCACTGAACATACTGCTCAAAGTTCTCAAGGATTTCCTCTGGAGTTTTGAACTTGCCATCTAAGCCGTGCTTCAATCGAAGCATCCAGCATTGGTTGCCTTTCGGTGCTGCCATAATTTTAGTACCGGGATTACTCCCCTTGTTTTGTGATTGATTGCTTATAAGACTCAATAGTTGTGAAAATTATAGTTCTCATAAGAGTTGATAAATTTATATCTAATTCTTTAGAAAACTTAACCAATACCTCTTTTTCGTCCTTAGTCATTGGAGTGCAGACATACTGATTCCTTTTCATCGCAGGGTCTTGAATGGGTGGTCTTCCCATTTTCTTTTTTTGTTCCATACTACTTTTTCTTCGCTGCATTCTTGGCCTTCTTAGCCACAGACAGAGCAATGGCTACAGCCTGCTTCTGAGGCTTTCCTGACTTCATCTCTAACTTGATGTTGCTGCTAACTGTCTTAGCACTGTATCCTTTCTTTAGTGGCATTGTGATAACGGTAATTTTCGCAAAGATAAGTAATTGAGCATTGCCTCATAGATGGCCTTCTGATTATGCCAGCGCATCATGTACTTTCTCTTGTTGTCATGACCTTGATGGTCAACAATCTTTTTATTCAGCTGGCTAATTTTTCGGGTCAGATAGTCCATGCAGTCTTGGTATCCTATCTCGGTTTCAATGTGATGGTATCTCATGTCATTTATGTAAGTGCCTGTTCCTTGATATATCTCTGGAATCATGCTAATGTGAATATTGGTCATAGTCCTTGAGCTGCATTAGTGGGGCATCGAAGTGCAAAGGTATTATTCCTGTGCTTCCAGACCTCATCTTAACCTGGTCAATAAGGCATAGCCCAGCATTAGGCAATTCGGTGCTGCCGACTTTGGTTGTGGCAGTTGGCTCGAAGTAATACTCAGGCCGGAGCATCATCCAGATGACATCTGCATCCTGCTCAACAGAGCCTGACTCTCTGAGGTCACTCATGAGAGGCATCTTATCACCTCGCTCATCTACTCTCCGGCTGAGCTGGCTGAGTGCTACTATAGGTATCTGTAGTTCTTTGGCTAGGAGCTTTAGACCTCTGCTTATCTCGCCTATGATGTTGACTCGGTTGGTCTCCTTTGGATTTACAGAGTTAACTAGGCCGATGTAATCAACGAAGATGACTTTGATGTTATGCTTGTTTTTCCACATTGTGGATTTTGTCCGAATTTTGGAAATATTTAAATAGCCCTCATCAGTTATCTTGATAGGCCACTCCTTCATCCTGCCTACTGCATCATTGATTGCGCTCTTATCGTACTGGTTCAGCTCACCTTGCTTGATTTTATAAGCCCACACATTAGACTCCTGAGAGGCTAGCCTTTGGACAAGCTCATGCTTTGTCATTTCTAAACTAAACATACCACAGCCTATGCCTTGCTTAGCTAGGTTTCTTATTAAGGAAACTACCAAAGCAGTCTTACCTTGCCCGGGTCTTGCACCTACTACTATCAGCTCGCCATTGGTCAGGCCACCGCATAGCTTGTCAAGTGCAGCTATGCCTGTCCTGTGTCCGGCAATCTCTCCAGGCTTACTTGTCAGCCATTGGTTAGAGGACTCAATAAGCTGCTGTTTGAAGTCATCATCATTTTTAGTAATGGAAGATGCAAATAGTGCATCAAGCTTAGTCTGGTACTTAGAGTATATCTCAAAGACATCACCAGAGTCAGCCTGAGACTCCTGCAGAAGCTGCATGCTGATGCCATATAGCTTGGCTCTAATGTACTGCTCAACTAGATAGCGACAGTGAACTTCAATATGCCCGGGAGACTTGAGGCTGGAAAAGACTTGAGCAATGTACTTGATGCCTCCGGCCTCTTTTACTAAGCCAGACTTCTTAATGGTAGCTACTGTTGTTTCTAGGTCTACAGGCTCTCCGGCATCTTGCTGAGCTTGGACAGCCTGTGCTATTATGCGGTGCTTGTCAACCTGAAAGCAGTCAATGGTTGGCAGGACTTGGAAAGCTGTGAGCCTGTCCTCGGGAGAGAGCATCATAGCTGAGAGGACTTGCCTCTCTAGTTCATCGTTTTCAAATTTCATTTCTTATTGGTTAGGGGTAAAATTAAATGATTCATGCAGCCGATGCGACCGGCCGGCCGGAAGTTCTTGGGTTTGCTCGTTTTTTTTGTTTTTACTAAAAGTAGATTGATTTCTTGCCCATGTTGCCAGCCTTTTAGCAATGTCAAAAAACTTTTCACCTTGATACCTCATCTTACCTCTTGAGTTAGTCTCTGTCCAATAGTTACAAAAGGCCATAATCATTGGAAGTTCATATTTAGACTCATACTGCTTTAAGGCTTCTTTAAACTCTTGTTCAGTCTTAATTGGTTCATTGGTTTCTTGGTTTATTGGTTTACCTATTGGGTCAGGTGCTTGCTCAACTGCTTGCTCAGTTGGTGTGTCAAGTGGTGTGTCAGGTGCTTGCTCAAATTTTGACAGGGCAATTATTGATGCATGATGATATTGATTGCAAGACTCACGGATTAACTTTATAAAACCATAGTCAATTAAGTCACCGAAAAGTTTTTTGTAAGTGTTTCTGCTACCTATTGAAAGCACCTCCATTGTATGCAATCTAGGAAGCCCGAACTCTGATTTTTGACCAAAATAATTCCATCGATCAACTATGTAGAAATAAAGTTCAGCATGCGCTGAAGATAGTTTGCCTGGATTATTAAATCTCCATTCAAACCATTGTCTGGTTAATTGATATCCATTCATAGATATATTCCACTATCAAGTAAAATTTGTTCAACTGAAGGCATATCTAAAAAATCATCATAAATACCTTCTGCAACAAGAGTTTCATCTAACCACACCATAACTTTGACATTGTTAAGTTCTGGACTGTGAGTGATGTCAATTTTTAATTCTTTAAAAACTAAGTGCATAAAAATAAAAAAACCCTTTGTTCGCCGTTCGAGGTAGGAGTCTCTACTAAGCGGACAAAGGGCAATAAATTTTTTCACAAACGCTGCTCCTACCCAGCGGCCTTTCGGCTTTGCAAATATAACTAACTTCTAATTGCCCAAACAAAAAGAACTGTAATTGCTAGGCCATAGCACATCAGCACTATGCCAATGGTTGCCCAGGCATTGTGATGCCTTTTACTCTCAACTAGGTCATCGGTCAGAAGATCATGCTCAGTGTGCCAATATTCAATGTCCTCATTGAGCTTGTCTATTTCCTTCCGGAGAGCAGCATTAGTCTCCTTGTGATAGTCTCTTGACCTCCTGTGATTGTCGGAGTGCCTCTTGCACTCAGCAAGCTGGCTCTGAAGTGTCTGTATCTCGTTCATTGGTTAGATTTTTTTTTGCAAATATTTTGTCAAAGATTGACATACACAAGAGAGCAACGAAAATAATTATGTGAACCCACAGCCAGAAGAGCCAGAAGTGCTGATAGTTAGTCATCTGAATACCATTATAGTGTTATTAAACCACCAGAGAGAGGCTGCCTTTCGTAGCTTGGCTGTCCATGCCTCATCAAGCTCATAGCCCTTCTGCATAAGTTTTTCAATTATGTATTCATTACTCTGGCAATTGACATGCCCATCACCATCCTGCCCAGGTATTGCCCAGCTAAGTAGGATAAGCCCTGGTCTAAAGGAGTGCCTGCATAGGTTGTCAATGAATGTCTGCTCATAGTCTGCCGGAATATGCTCTCCTACTTCCAGACTCATGACACAGTCAAAGCCCTCATCAAGGTCAATGTACTGAGACAAGTCTAGCACCGAACCCAGACCACCGGATAGCTCCACAGTGTTAGGGTTGCCATCATATGCCTCACAATAGATGCCATGCCTTTTGAAGAGCTTCACATAGTCAGCCTTACCACAGCCAAAGTCTACCATGGTTTCTACTCCATTTTTTTTGAGCATCAGCAGGATTGCTGTTGCAAGCTTAGAGTCATAGGCATGACCTATGCCTGTTGGGTTTTCCCAGAAGCCCCTAGTGTTTATCTTCATAATAATAGTCTATCATAGTGATTACCTCATCCAATGACCAGCACACAATGACTAGCCAATTACGCTCTACTAATTTGTCAAAGATAGCAAGCTGCTGCTCTGATGGTTTATTGTATCCTACCTTCAGCTCAATGGCTAACCCGGAGTAGCCTCTGCGCTGATCCATGATTAAGCAATCAGGTATTCCAGCCTTTACTCCCATGCCTTTGAGCTTACTTGCTTCTATGGCATTTCTGCTACCTCCGTTAGGGCAATGAAACCAGAACGCTCCTATAGTGTCAAGGTATCTTGCTACTGCCTTCTGGAAGTTGTCTTCAGTGCCAACATACTTCTTGAAGTCTGGGCTTGGCTTGATAGGATCTGGGCTTTTGATGTCAAAAAATATTCCTGGCATTATTTTTTTTGCACATATTTTTGCAAACCTAAACCAAAATAAATGCAGTTACTAAAAGTATCGGACTTCTGCCGGAAGTTTCAGCTACCCCAGCACCGATTCAGTAGGTATAGAAAGCTCTTTCACACTCAAAAAGTGGAAGGCTATGCTAAGCCTTGGGTAAAGGTTGACCAATGGAATCTGGAGATGGTAGCTGACATACTTGAGCATACAGGCACACGCAGGAGGAGAGAGAGACTAAGCCTGGAAGACTTCTGCCGTAAGTATGGCATCACTGACCAGCACTTTAAAAAGG